GCCTGCCCCGCCTGTCCATACATTAATTTGCGCTCTTGCTGACGTCTGAATAGTGTAATTAGAGCTTAGACTTTGTGGTGTGGTTTGCTGATTAAGAGTTGCGCCTATTGCAGTTAATCCATAGCCGGCTAAAGTTGCTGCATTAGCAGCAGATGTTCCTGCACCAAACGTCACCGTTGCCCAAGTACCAGGAATAGTCGTGTTATCAGTCACATAAATATAATAAGCAACACCAGCAGTTGCTGATACGATGGTAGCGCTTGGAGGTGATGCTGTACTATTATTAGATGCAATAGTAAAAGTATTTGATCCAATATTTCTAACGATCATTGCCTGACCGGTAGACACTTGAGTTGCCGGTGGCATGTAAAGTGTTAATCCACCAGTAGTTGCCGATACTTCAATAATATTGGCAGTAACTTGATTTTGATTGTTACCATTAATAGACCATTGTAAAGTCGTGTTTGCGCTTAAAGTAATCGACTCATATGAGACAGCACTTGGAGATACAGTTTGGCCTGTAAATGGACTGGTATAGGTAGGATTAGATGTAGTCATAATTAGCTTTCAATAGCAATCGCTTGTCTATCGGCAAGACGTAATTGATCTTCTTGTTTGAGAACTTGCATTGCTTCTTGATACTTTTGTTCAAATATTTGTCGTTGATCATTTTTTACAAATAAAATAGCTTGAAGCAAAGTGCCAAACAGCATAGCATTTGGTGCATTCTGTGTTAACCAATTAGTTTGATTATCATTAGACAATGGAGCAAGCCTTTCATAGTACAAGACTTCAAATGGATAGTTTTGATCAGGTGTAGGAGCCACGATCCAATTATCATAGTTGTAATCCGCAAAATAAAGAGGAGTTCCTGTAGCAGTAGAACTAGGGCTGTATTGTCTTAAGTATTCATATTTACGTAAGAAAACAGGCTGAATCTGACCACTACTAGTTAAGTTCATACTAACTGTTTTACGCCATCTTGCAGGTTTAGGAATAACAGGATTAGTTGCAGTCATAGTAGACTCTGCTACTTGTAATTGACCTAATGTCTTAATCTGCTGAGCAATTTCAAACTCAGCAAGCATAATAAATTCAGGAATTTGATTAGTGACAGCACTATCATTACGTTCTAAATATTGCTGAACATCCAAGATCAGCGAATTATAAGTCATCGCTGCTGCATTAGTGTTTGACGGTGTGGTTTGAGTCGCCATAATTTATCCTAGTTCATCATGCCAACCATTTTTCCCAAACAGTTTTATTGATTTTAATATATTTCTTACTTATACAACCATATTTTCTGAAATAGTTTTTACTTCAGCAACACGATTAAGCCATCCTTTACCGAACGTCTGAAAAGTTGCTAACGATCTATAAAAACTTTCTTTTAAATGACTAAATTTTTCAATCAATTCTTTTGTATCAGCCTTTTGAATAGCCGATAAGCTCGCTGGTCCCAACACGCCATCCGAAGTAACTCCAGCTGCCTCTTGTATGAGTTTGGAAGCTCTGCCCACCCCCATGTTAACAGCACTATCAAATACGGCATAATCGATGCCAGCAGGAAGGTCATCACCATGTATCTTATCCCAATAAAGTTGTTTATATAAATCATGTACTTCTTGATCAGGAATAGCTCTTAGTTCATCTTTAGTAGCATGTTGGTTACGTTTCCAACCACGATAAACATTTAAAGTAATACCTTTCATAGTAGCGCCTCCTGGATCAGCTGGATTGTCTGACCAGCCTCCTTCGCTCTTTAGTACGTGGTTAAGAGCTGCTTGATAGTTATCCTTCATCTTTTTCTCCAATCTTAATACCTGTAATTAAGCCTATAAAACCACCGACAATAGTTTGAAATGCTGGACCAATAATCTCAAATACTTTTGTGTCATCAACTGCTGGATCTAATATAGCATACATAAACATCAGTATCATAGCAACTACAACTGCTACTAATGACCATGATGCAATTAACATAACGTGATCTTTAGTGTTCATTTACTTGCTACTCCTTGCACCTTTTCAAATGTTCTTAATCCACCCATACCTAGCATGCCCATCATAAGCTGCCATAAATTATCGTCAAGTCCGGGTAATGGCGGAGCAGTAATACCAAAAGTAGGTAGTATGCCTATGGATAGCGGTTTTAATAAATATTGGTAGAACAGTGCCAACGCGCATACCCACCCGATTGCTGGTCTCCAGCCCGATACAAATATTGATGCACTTTTAGCTTCCTCTTTGTTAATGTCAGTTTGTGCGGTCATAGTAGCCAAATCGCCTGACTGTTGTAACTTTAACAACTCTAACTTAGCGTTTGCGGCTTGCGCTGGATCTGGAAAAATTCTAGTAATTAAAGTATTACCTAAATCTAATGCCGCTGAAATTGGGTCTAAAGCCATATTAATCCTTTAGCAAAATAATTAACATCATACAAATCAATGCAAACATTGTCCACCATTTAAACAATTCATCATCCACGCACAATGTCCTTTTTCGTTCTTACAATAACCTTGTGTTCTTTGTCAAACTTTGGTTTTGGTAATCTTATTTTTTCTAGTTCTTTAATCTCAAAATGTAAATAAATAACATAAGACCAAATAGCTAATTCAACTAAAAACACCGCAAACCAATACTTAACCCAGCTCATACAAGATTAAAGTAATACAGCAAACAAGTAATAATGAATGCTGCAAACCAACAATAAAACTGCACTCGCCTTACATCTTCAAGTTTATGCCCGTAATACTTTTTACTTTCTTGGTGCTCTTTCTCTACTACTGCTTTTAACTCTAATACTTTTGACCACTCTTTAGCACCATACTTGGCTTTAAATTCTTTTTCAGCCTCGTTTTCAGCCTGAATAATTGCACTTTGATTCTGATACTCTTGGATAGCTCGATAGATCATCGAGTTTTCCATTGCTTCTTCGTGAATCTTGTGCTTCTTTCTTGCTTCTAATTCCTGTAATGCTACTTCTGTACCGTCACGTTGAATATTCTCAATACTTTTAGTTAACTTCTTGCCAGCCTCACGACTTTGTTCTAAGCTATTTGCTAAAGATTTTGCCCCTTCGGCAATTGGATTAATGTCTGGCATTTCATTTCACTAAGTGCTTCACCGTGTCAATTAAAAAGTCTTTACCAAAAAAGATTGAAACAATCACTGCATAAAGAAGATATTCAATACGTTCCATGCGCTTAGATCCTTTAGCAAAAGAATCTAGTATACCTTCGTAGCGCTCTGCACAAACTGCTTCATGTACAGACAAACGCTTATCTGTTTCTGCAATGACTGTTTCCATATCCATTACTTTGCTTCTTCAGTAGTTGTTTCAACTGTAGGAGGCACAACAACTGCTGGTGTATCATCTACTTTTACACGAGTAATGTCACCATGATCTGTATTGTAACCAAGTGCTGATTTCACTTCATCAATCACTTTTTCTGCAGTTTCTTCAATTTTCTTTAGTAAGTCCATAAACACTCCTTATTGAGTTGTGGTTGGTGCTTCTACAGGTGTTGGTGCTTCTACAGGTTGTGCACCTTGTTCACCTGCTTGTTTTTGAATCTCATTAATTAATCCCGCAACTTCAACAAAAGGTCTAGAACCAAGATACTGAAGAATACCGTTAATTAAATCAGTTGTTAATGCTATTTTTTCCATTTTTTAATATCCTAAAAAATTGCCATCAAAAAAGGGCTGATGGCTTACCCTAAAATTAAGACTGAACCCAAGGTAACGGTGGCTGTGTTACTGTTGGATTAATTAAATTGTTTAAATTTGTATTTACAGCAGCTTCAGTAGCTTCTTGATTAATGCCGTTTGACCAACACCATCCAACAACCTGTGATTGTGTTAATTGATTGTAAGGTGTAAATGAACCACCTTCTGCTGGCTCAGGGAATGTACAAGTCCCATATACGCTGTTTGTAAATTCTACAGGTGGAGTTGCTGTATTTGATTCTGTACCTGTGCATCTCCATCCTGCTGTTAATACTACTTCTGAATGACCATTAATGGTTTGTGTACTTGCATCCATCCAGTCAATTGTCCATGCGATTGTTGTCATGATTTTTCCTTTGGTTAAAAATTAAAACGCATAAGTGATATTGGCACCGCCATATAAAGCCATAAATTCAAAATTAACGCTTGTTGCAGTTCTTCCTGATGTGTTCGTAATATAAATA